GGGCCCTCATCACCTTGAGCTTGTCCTCGTAGCCATCCTCTGGCTTCTCGCGGAACTTGGTGTTGGTCTGCGCCTTGATATAAGCGTCGATATGCTGCTGGGTCATGTTCGAGGGAGAGCCGAGACCCTGTTCGAGCGGCATGCCATTCTTGTCGAGCTTGTGGCCCTCGCCGAACACGTCCGTGAGCGCGATCTTCTTTGCCTCTTTACGGATTTCCCTGCGGATTTCCTTCGGCAGCATGTCGATACTGTCTACCTTGCGGGCGCGAAGCTGGCTTTCAACGAATCTCAATGAGGCGACGGATGCGGCTTCCATGGGATTACTCCTTGACCTCGCTGGAAGCTTTCTCGGTCGCCTCGACCTGCTTCCGCGCATGCTCGACCTTTAGGTGAGCAGCAGCCAGAGCCCCTTCGGCCTGAGCGTGCTCGGCTTCCATCGCAATCAGGTGTTCGATCGCGGCGATATGAGCTTTATGGGCTGGGTGCAGCAGCGAGAATTTCGAGCCGTGACCCTTTTCAGGTTTTCCATCATGGATCAGGAAATCCTTGCCGAGGTGCTTTTCATGCACGGCATGGAGCTCGGCAGGCCAGTCTTTCTCGGCCTGATCAGGCACATCCCTGTTGGGAAACTGGATCGGCTCGTTTTCGTTTTCCATGGTGGAAGCTCCGGGTCATCAAGTGATGCTGACCGGGAAAGTGGCCGTCCGCTCTACAGCCAGCAACGCACCCATGAGGCTGCGGACGGCCATACACCGAAATCAGGTTGCCGGAACAGCCGCGCGCTATCGTACCAGGGAGTGGTTTCGCCGCTCTCACCCCATCGCCAGTCCGCCGCGTAGGGCAAAAGAACCGCGGTCGGGATACCCAAGGCGCCAGACAAATGGGCTGTAGCTGTGTCGACCGAGATCACGGCATCGAGGCAGGACATCAGAGCGGCGGTATCTGCGAAGTCGTTTATGAGTGCCCCGCCGTCAAAGACCAAATGGCGTTCATCATCCCGTAAATCCTTCTGGAGACTCACAAAAGTTGCCGGAAGCGACGGCAGGAAGTCTTTCAGGGCTGCGGATCGATTATGGTCATTCGCAAAGTCGGTTCGGCCGCGCCATGACAGGCCAACCTTCCGGCCCTTCGGCAGTCGGTCGAACATCTTGATTGCGCGTTCGGGATCGGGACTGAGGTATCGGTTGCCATCAATCTCAAGACCACAGGTCTGCCAGAGGTCCATGACCAGCACGAAGGCGTCATGCTTGTAGATCAAGGCTGCTGCTTTAACGTCCCCGCCATCTGAAAACTCCACGTTCGGGAAATTCGGAGCGAACAACGGCATCAACGCGGTTCGGGTAGTCCAGTGAACCGAACGGGCAACGCTTGCAATTTTCGGTACGAACCGTGCCATCTGGATCGAATCGCCGAAACCCTGCTCATGGAGGATCAGCACGTTCTTGTCGCGCAAATCTTCAAGCTTGTGTAGCTTTGCACCCCAGCGCTTGACTGACGGACGGCCTCGATAGAGCTCTAAACCTTGCCAGTACTCACCCCGCATCAGATGAATGTACGCCGCATTCAATCGGGATTCCGGGCTGTTGTCGGTCAGAAAATCTTCAAGGGCTTCGTCATATCTCCGAACCGAATTATAGAGCACGCCTCGATTAACCCGGATGATGTTTCGCAGTTCAGGGGTACCTATCGCAAAGGCCTGCTCATAATCCCGTAAGGCTTCCTTTGGTTTTCCGAGCTGATGCCAGCACATGCCTCGGTTCGACCATGCCGCGAACAACGAACGATCGATATCAAGGGCATTGTCATAACACCTGATTGCACTGGTCCATTCCCGTTTTTTCTGATGTTCCCAGCCGTCGTGAAACCAGCGCGCGGCCTTGCGGGCCTTACGATTGGAGCCGTCGAGTTCGAGAGTAATGGTTTTAAGGGCCATCAGCGCGGCGGCGTCCAGCGTCTCCAGTCAAGCGGAATGGTCATGCCGTACCGCTCCATGGTGGCGAGCGTTCCCAGACAAAGATTGAGCATCTTCTCCGGGGTCAAAACCGCCCGCGCCGTGCTCGGCCCCTGAATGTGGATGTACCAGGTACCGTCATCATTCCGACCGACCGTGGTTCGCTGGTCAGGCGCAGTTAAAAGCCCGTCTTTTCGAAAGAAGCTGTCGCCGTTGATCTTGTGCTGCCAGTCCATGATTTCTCCCTAGAACATGTCGAAGTCGATACCAGATGCCATCGGCGGGCCACCGCCTCCCGGAAGCGGGGTAATTACCGGCGGCGGTCCTATTGGGCCCTGCTTTGCAGAGCGCTTCATCATCACGGCAACCCGCAGCGCGCTCAGCAAATCGTCAGCTATCTTGACGATCTGACCGTCCTTGCGGTGGTAGCGTCGGCGTTCCTCGAGGATATCCTTCAGTGTATTGGCGTACTTCAATCTCCCAGAATGCTCGCGCTCGTAGATTTCCATCACGCCAGCCTCGGTCGAAATTGACCCGTCAGGCCACGTCGCGTGATTTGGGAGCATTTTTGCCCCATGGCGCTTGTAATGATCGGCCATGGGCTTGCCGTCATCCCGGCGGATATTGCCGTCGTTCGGCCAGGCTACAGGGATTGTCCCGGCAACTTTCTTCATCGAATCGACATGTACGATCGGAAGTGCGTCCTTCACCCGGTAGGTGTGGTGGACATGAATGACATCAGCGTCCTTGTCCCAGAGGATCAGGACCGCCCCAAAGGGATGGTCGATACCGAAGTCGATTCCCCAAATCTTGAACCAGAAAGGAGGGATATACAGCGGAGGGATAGGCTCCTCCATGATGCTTTCCTCAGATGCCGTGAAGATCCGGCCCGAGCCCTGCATCGGAATGCCAAGCGCGCGGGCTTCCAGCTCATGCGGGAAATAACCGCTCAGCATCTCCTTCTTTCGTTCCGGGCTCAGATGCGGGGCCTCGTCGATGGTGATTGTCGTCACGCCCCGATTGTCCGACGCCTCATCCAGAAACCGGTTCACGACAACCGAGCGCCCATTCAGCGGGGTAAAGGTCAGCCAGCAGAGCCCCCCACGCTCACCTATTCGGGTCAGGGCCTCGCCATAAATGTCCTCCGGCGGTTCCTCATCAAGCCAAAGCCAGTCCAGACCCTCTCCCTGGAACTTGGGTCGGCCCTGTTCAAACGACTTGAACGCCGCGGTCGATATCCCACCGGTGACGTGCCGAACCTGTATCGTGTCGTAAGCGTCGGTAATGCCACGGGCGAGGGACGGCTTTTCAACGAACAGCTCCTTCGGAATCATGCCGGTGCCGAAAGCCGATTCAACACCATATTGGCCGCATAGCTTCGTTTGGCAGACGTTGCGAACGTCGAGCGCCGTCACGCCGGCAATCCACCCCTTGGTCGGGTTTTTGAACTGTCGACCCTGCCACCAGTCAGGATACAGTCCGGTCAAATGCAGCGCGGCCTCATAGGCACCGGTTTCCGACTTTCCAAGCCGGTTGCCGGCCATCAACAACCGCTCGCGCTTGGTCGCCCCCAGCGCCAGATGATCAAGCTGCTTCTGGTAGGGTTTAAAATCGAGAAGCCGCTGGAACGTCAGCCGGTAGTCAAGCGCCTCCAGCCCATCGAGGGTCTCCCGCATATAGGCCACACAAACGGCGCACTTATCGGTCGGGATTGCGTGAAGGTCACACTTTTTGGCCATCCTTCACCTCCGTGAACTCGGCCTCAATAGGGGCAGGACCGCCAAGCAGCTTCCGTGGATCCAGCCCATGCTTTTCCGCAAGCTGGGCAATCCGCTCCATGATCGCCTTACCGGTGCGATCAGTCGTGGTTTTATTCACATTGATGGTTTGCGCGGCCCCAAACCCAGATCGATCCAGCAGCATCCCCGCCGCCTTGATCTTGTCCTTGCGGTCGGCATCCTCATCTTCTAGAATCGCCAATAAGACGTTCGCCGCGGCCAAGCTCGAACTGTTCAGCCGCTTGCTGGCCTCCTCCCGGATAGCCGCCTGCACCGCCGGATTGTGCGCCGCATAGTGCCCACGGACCTTGGCCCCCTCAGCCACATCCGAATAGCCAGCCCGCCGCGCCGCCTCCGTCTGCGTAATCCCAGGGAACTCAATCATCGCCATGACGAACAAGCGCTGCTTCTCACTCAGCGCCGCCATCGCCGGACCAAATTCATCATCATCAGCCATGCGTAACGGGTTACGCTATTGGCAGCTCCCAACAACGCACCGAAAGTATGGTATAGGCGTACCAGCTAAGTATTTGAAAAGTCGCGCGAAAAATGGAGTAGAGATCGATTATCCGAACAGCGAGACATTTCCGGCCCCACCCACCCCCACCCCGGTCTTTTCGTTGATATCCTTAGACATTTCGCCAGCTCTCATGTTTCGCCAGGCGATGACATGCCCTAAGCAAGGGACTGTCATTCGTTGATATCGTTGAACTATTTGGATTGGTGTGTCAGATGTGTGTCAGGCACCAACATAGATAGGAATATAGTCCGTTACCGAGCGCTTTGTGACGATGAGATCAATCCAGCAATACTCAACCGCTTAACGGGAATGACTTGGCCTGGGCCACGTTGGAGTAGGTGGGCTAGATCAGCTTCGATCAGGATAATGGGCAGGCTGACCCTGAACACGCCCCAATGGCTTAGCGATAGTTCTACCGCGCCATTCTCGCTCATTCCGTCCCTCGCTTATCGGCCTTGGCAACAGCATTGCTATCGATTGTCCTGAGAAGCATCTCGTCAGGGAAGGGCTGGATTAGATAGCCGAGAGCCTCCAAAGCAGCAATTTCCCGGTCAACCATGTCAGCAATAGTACCATGGACTGAAAATGGCGGCTGCTTGGCGTTCTGCACCTCGGTTGCGGTCATGTTGGGCAGTTCGCGCTTCTCATCCTGAGGCATGTACGTCCTCGCTTAGTCTCGATACTTCTGGCTCATGTGGAAGTTTATGATA